TACAAAAACTTATGGAGGAACTATGATTGATAAAAAAACTTTAATAGAAAAAGCAGAAGCAACTATTAAATATAATGAATCATTGATTAATGATGATGCAGCTGTTGCTATGTTAGGGATTTCAAGAGTTGTAAGTTTAAAAAAGGAAAATGAAGAGCTTAAGATTTTCATAAAGGTTTTAAATAAATTAGTCTAAAAAAGACTTTATTATTTTGCACTGCAAATGACTTGCTCGTGTTAATAAAGCCCTGGACAGTTTTATTTTACAGTAAGTTATTTGTAGTGTCAATACATTTTAGGAGAATAAGATGTTAAAAATAAGAAAAATAGAAAACATAAAAGATAAATTTGGAATATTTAAAAAGAAAGTAAGTAGACCAATTTTATATAAAGAAATTTATGGAATAAATCAGTTAAGTGCTTGTAATAGAAATGGTTCATATTCAAGCTGGGACTTCACTGGAACAATAAATGAAGTTAATGAATATGAAAAGAGATGGTGTAGTAAAGGATCAAATGGTTTTGACTTTATAGGAGTAGAAGTTTTAAAAGGCTTTCAAGGTCAGTCAAAGTATTATGGTTGGATGTAAAGGAGTGATAAATTATGAGAAGTTTATTTATACAAAAATTACAAGAAAATAAAAAAATTAAATTAGAAATATTAATTAAGAGAGAAGAAAAAAATAGCAAATTTAAAACAGCAGGACTTTTATATAAACATAAATATAATTTTGAAGTTGAAAGAATGAAAAACTTACTTAGTAAAATAAATGCAACAGAAATCATAATAATAGATGCTAATAATAAAAAAAGAGTAGGTTTAAGTTTCAAAGCTCCATTTAATTATAAAAAAGTTGCCAAGTATTTATGTTTATTTGAAAGAAGATTACTAAGGAATAGTGGATTAAACTGTGCCTTTTTATTTAATAAAAAAACTATGGAAAAAATTGGATAAAGGAGACCAACTATGAGAGTTTTTGAAAAAATGGATGAAAGTTTAAAAAAAAGTTTAGTATGGGCATGTTTGTATGATCATAAATTTGTAAGAGCTGGAAAAATAACATCTAGTTATTATAAAGCTTTGGAGATATTACTAGAATTAATAATAATGCAAGAAGGTGGAAAATTCAAAGATGCTGAAGATTGTATTATAGAAATGAAATGTAGAGCATGGGGTCATAGATACTACTCTACATCTATATACAACTATAAAGAACATATATGGCAAGGTGGATATGATGGTTATTTAGGTTGGAATATTTTAAAAAATATTAGTGAACCTAATACTTCTTTAATAGAATGGTTGAGTTCCATAAATGCTATAGCATTTTATCTTGGACAAGATAGTTGTTGGACTCCATGTGAATTTAAAATAAATGGTGAAATTGTATGGGAGGAAGAAGAATGTTAGAGATAAGAAAAATCTGGAAAGATACTTACCTTGTTAATGGTGAGTATCTTACTCAGGATTATAATGAAGCAGTTATTATAGCTAATACTGGTAAAAAAATAAAAGGCTTTACTACTATGGAAATTAAGAAAGGTTCTTTTTGGAAATCTTTGAAATCAAAACTTAATTTTCCATTTGTAATTTTAGAAAGTTGGATGTGATTTTATGGATATTTTAAAACTAGCTTTGGCTGCTCTTATGGCAGAGAAAGGTGTCAAGAATGAGGAAAGCAAAGAAAACAGAGAAAAGGGAAATAAAAATAAATGAAAAAAAAGAAATTGAAATAATTAAAAAACCAGCTGATGAAAAACTTCTTGCTACAAAGTTTGCTACGACTCTTTTAAATATCTCAATTGTTTGTCAAAAACATAAAGAAGTTTGGGATAAAGAAGTTAAGGAAAATCAAGGTTATATCAAATTTGATAAATTGATGCTAATTAGTAAAACAAGAGCAGTTGCAGATAAAATATTTAATACTTATTTTGAGTCTGAAGATGAAGGAGAAGATGTTGAAAATAACTTATTTTATAGATATGTGATTGGAAAACAAACTGAAAAGTGTCTCAATGGAATTAGTGAAAATTTTATTTTAACTATTGATGATATTAAACAAAGGCTTCCAGCTGGTTTCATGGGAACACTTGGTTCATGGGCTAGAATGGTAAAAGATTTAAATACTGCTAAAATGAGAGGGATTGCTAGAAAGATTGGAATTGATGAAAAAGAATTAAATAAATTATTTGATTTATCCAATAAATATATGAATTGGGTATATCAAGATATAGCAATTCCTGAATTTTTGTAATTTTAGAGTTAGGAGTTAATATGAAAATGAATGATAATTTAAATCTTTTTAGTAGATCTGATTTAAGTAAAAATATTATTGCAGAAGCTTCTGTTGATAATATAGTAAAAAAAATACAAAGTTTAGTTCATAAACAAAATTATGACGAAATATTTTTTGATTGGATAAGATGTATGTTTTATACTTATTCAAATACTTGTAATAAAGTAGGAGCAGAAGATAGGGAAGAAAAATATAAAAAAATAGTTGAAAAATATGGTAAAGGAATAATTGATATATTCATTGACTGTAATGTGGAATTAATTAGACTTTTTGAAAAAAATATTGATGATTATTTAGGTAAGATTCATCATAAATTAGAAGTTCATAATAAAGTGAAAGGTCAATTTTTTACACCTTTTCATTTATCAAAATTGTTAGCATATACAAGATTTGAAGAATTAAAAAAAGAATTAGATAGTGGAAATAAAATAAAAATAGTAGATTCAGCCTGTGGATCTGGTTGCTTAATATTAGGAATGTTAGCTGTCTTAAAAGAAAAAGGTATTAATTACCAAAATAAAATTTTTATAAGCTGCAGTGATTTGGATGAAAATGCCATTCAGATGGCTTATGTCCAATTGACTCTTGCTGGTGCTAAAGCTAGATGTAAAAATGAAGATGCTTTAACAGGTAAGTGTTTTGGAAGTTGGGATACTTTTAGTTACAGTATTAGTGGTGACACAAGTTTAGAATTTGAGGTTGATTATGGAAGATATAAAGAATAACATTATTAATCAAATTACTTTTGAAATAAATAGAAGCAATGATTTCAGTGTAGGAGATATTGAAAGAATAAAAAATATTATAATCATACAACTAAAAGATTATGATATTGTTTCAAAAAAATATGAGATAGTTGTTTCAGATAGAACTAATGCAGAACTTTGGAAAAAATTCTTTTTAACAAAGAAAGCAGAAAATCTAAGTGACAAAAGTTTATTATATTATAAAAATTCTCTTGAATTATTTTCTCTCTTTGTAAAAAAATCTTTTTTACAGGTTACTACAGATGATATTAGATTATATTTAGCTGTAGAAAGAGAAAAGAACCAGCAGAAAGCTGTTTCAATAGATAACATAAGAAGAATTTTAAATTCCTTCTTTTCATTTTTAAATGAAGAAGAATATATTTCTAATAACCCTGTTAAAAAAATTAAAAAAGTTAAAGGTCAAAAAACTGAAAAAACTGCTTTTACACAATTAGAGTTAGAAAAACTTAGAATGGCTTGTGAAAACTCCTTAGAAAAAGCAATAATGGAAGTTCTTATATCTAGTGCTATACGTGCAACAGAATTGGCCAATATAAAAATAAGAGACATTGATTTTGAAAAAAATGAAATAAAAATTATTAGAAAAGGTAATAAAGAAGGAGTTGCTTTCATGAGTACTATTGCAGCTCTTGCAATTAAAAAATATATAAATGAAAGAGGAAATTATAATACTCCTTATTTGTGGATTGCTGATGGACTTATGTATAAATGTTATAAAAACCAAATTCCAGGTAGCAAGATCGAGACTGAAGGATTAAGAAGAGTATTAAAATCAATTGCAACTAGAGCAAAAGTTGAAAATGTTCATCCTCATAGATTTAGAAGAACATTTGCAACAATGGCACTAAAGAAAGGAATGGACGTTGAAGAAATTCAACAAGTTTTAGGACATCAGAACATAAATACAACTATGATTTATGTTAATGTTGATAAATCTAGTGTAAAAGAAAAATATAAAAATATAGTTGGTGGTTAAAATGGAAACAATATCTTTAAAAAATGATACTTTTTTAAGAGATTACATAAAAAATAATCTCATGAAAAAACATAAAACATTAGGTCAGAGATTACAAATAGATGCTTCAGATATTAAAGAGTTACAAAAAGAATTGTTTTGTGAATTATTTGATAATTATGGAATTTATGAAATAGATAAGGTAGCTAATGAAATGGGTTATCCATGCGATAGCATATTTATAA